ACCAAATGCATTGCCAGAAGCGGCCGCAATAATTGCGTCATCCATTGCTCTACCCATAGCGTAAGCACCAGCTTTCGCATATTCAGATTGAGGTGAAATTAACATTCTAACTTTATCTTCTTGATCAATTAAATCAGCCCAATCGTAGTCAGCTAATGTAACTTTTCTTCTAGAGTGAGGAGTATCAATCTGAGGAGTGTTAGAGTGTCTAGTTGTTCTTACTTGTGCCGCAGTAGCGCCAATTCTTTCAAAGTAGTGAGATGTACCTGTTACTGTTTCAGATTTCACCGCACCTCTTAATCTAGAACCTTTTTGTTGCGCTAGATGAAACACATTACTTTTGTATTGTTCTACAAAAGCTGTTGTTATTTGTGTACTCATGTTTTTAGTCCTTATTTAAAAGTTAAGAATAGGGGGTATAATACTAATGCATCAAACCATATTCTAATTAATCGGTCTTTATCCTTACGGGAAACCTTATTGTAATAACGATACAATCAACACGGTTTTATAGTCCACATGACTTGTAAGTTTGTTGTCCTTACGGGCAAACTTTCTGTTGTAATAATATCACAATTGTGACTTATTTACCATACACTTTTTCATGTAATTGACGCATTTTTTCTACAGCAATTTCATGGTTTGGATGTGATGGATCAAAATAAGCATGACTTGTATCAGCCATGATATTATTAATTTCTTCTTTAGCATCTAATGGTGATACGGCTAATCTATTGTTAGTAGTATTTTGTGCCATATCTTCTGTTACTTCTTTACCAATAGTTGCTAAAAATTTTAAAACAGCAGGATTATTACCAGCAGATGTTTGAGTTAATAAATTTCTTAATTCATCATCTCCATAAACATTTAATGCTCTATCTGCGGCTCTAACATTTTTATCGTAATCATAACCCCATTCTTTTTTAAGCACTTCTTCTGCTTGTTCTTTTTGTTGGGCCATAACCGCACCTTCATTGTTTAAAGTATTTTGCGTAGATTGAACTTGATATTCCATTAAAGCATTTACTTGATCATTGTTTAAACCAATTTTATGTGCCACGTTTTTAAATTGTTCAACATCTTCTTTTTTAAAATAATCAACCATTTCATTTGGTACATTTATTTCATATTTGCTAGGGTCTTCTGGTCTTCCTAGTTTGTTATAAAGTTCTGCTTTTTCTTCATCTGTTTTAGGAATAGGTACTCTACTACCTAAAACTTTTTGTTGATGTATTACTGTTTTAGCAAGACCTTCAACATCTTTAAAGTTAGCAAGTGTTGGATCGTTTTTTATTTCTTCAGATAGTGATGATTTCCAATCGTTTTGATTATCACTTTCTGATCCAAGAACTGTATTAGCTGTTTCTTGTATTTGATTAGCTATAACTGTTTCTGGATTGTCAGTTGTGGTCGTTTGTTCATCAGACATTTTTATTCTCCTTTAATAGATTGATTATTCTGATTAATACCGATCTTTGTCCTTCACGGTATGATGTTTCATGGGGATCATTTTTTATAAATGAACTCCTATGATAATAAGCAGACGTTAAATCTGCTAATACCTTTTCACCTTCTTTAGATGAAAATGTAATTTTGTATTGTTGTTTTAATTGTTTTAGATCATTGTCTTGATCTTTTGCCATATTATCCCGTCATATCAGCCATACCCATATCATCTACCATATCAGACATTGCTGATTGTACATTAGGGTCAGCTAATTTTTTAGTTGCGTCAGCTTGTGTATTCATAGCTTGTGCTTGTGCTTGTGCTTGTTGTGCCATTGCCGCTTGTTGTTGTGCTTCTGCTTGTGCGGCTCTCATTTCTTCAACTTGATCAGTACCTCTCATAACAGTTTTTGGTACACCTAATAATTTTGCTCTCATTCTAATTGCGTTATCGTGATCTATGTTATCCATAATAGCAGGATCAACTTGCGCTATATTCATTGCTAATTGATATAATCTTTCAATTGCAACTGCTTCTTCCATTCTTTGTGATCTAGCTAATGGCCCAACATATTCTACATCAATTGTAGTATCTCTAATTATATCTGGTGCTGTCATTAAAGCACCTGCTCTAAACATAATTCCAAATACTCTTTCAATTAATGGATTTAAAAATTCTGATTGGAAACGACCTAGTGTTGGCCCTAATAATCTTTGCATCAATTCGTATCTAACTTGTACTTCTGTTGCTGTCATTTGTGGGCCTTCTTGTAATTGTAATTGATCTGAATAGTATGCTTGTCTAATTGCAGTTCTTAATTGGTTTTCTTTCATGTCAGTTATTTGCCAGTTAGAACCAATTTGTAATGGTTTAACAGCACCGTCATTTCTAACTACAGTTATTCCAGCAGGTGTCATTCTAACTCTACCAATTACTCCATCATCTTGAACAAGTAATGGTGGATCAATTGCTTTAGCCCATGCTTTTAATCCAATTTCAACTGCTTTGTTTAAAGTTTTAATATCTGGTAATGCATTATAACTTGGTGATCTTCCAAAAATTTCACCAGTTGCTTTAGACCATCTAGGTACTAAATATGGAAATTCATTATATCCACCTGTTCTAACAACCATTTTATCTTCTTCACAAACATGACAAGAATGGAATGGTAGTTTAGTTGCAGTTTTACCAATTGCTCTTTCGTAATCTGCTGTTGGTTCTACTGCATGAATAAATGTAAAATTTTTTTCTGGTTTTTCTCTAGCGGCTTTTAAAACTTTTTCGCCTAAATTTTCTTCACCAAATTCTTGAACAGCTTGTCTAGCTGTTAATTTATATTTTCTGTAAAGTGTATCAACTTTACCATTTATATTTTCTTGAATGTAATATTCTGCAATGTGTAAACAATTAAAATGAATACCATCTGTATCAAAACCTCTTTTACCTTCTTCAACAAAAATTGCACCAGTACCTATTGAACAAAGATCAAGATATAATTCATGTACTTCAGTATTAAAATTTGTTTCGTTAAAAGTATCGTACATTCTTTTTGCAGTATCTTCTAACCATAAAGAAACTTCTCTGTTTTGATTTAATTGTTCATCTCTTAATTTAATTGAAAACCATGCTAATGATGGAGATGTAAGTGTTCCTTGTAATGAAGCGGCTAATAAATTGTTTGCAGTTATTGCTGTACTATCATACAATACTTCGGTTCTTTTTTCACCTTTAGTTCTTAAAGTAATAACGTCTGCTTTTCTTGGCATGACATAATCTAAAATTTCTTGCCAATGAGTTTCCCATGTGCCTCTACTTTCTTCCATAGAGCCAAGACGTTTTTTTATATACTCGTATGAAGCCATGTTATTTTATTCCGCCACCTAAAACTGTTTTACTTGTAGTAGCTTCTTCTTCAACGCCTGTACCAGAAGTTAAAATAGTTTCATATTGACCTTTTTTTTTCATGCCTAACATTTTTTCTTTTTCTGCCGCTACTTTTGCTTCTGCTTCAGCAGTTTTATCAATTATTTCTGGTTCTATTGGTGGTGGCATTTGTGGTGCTGATTTCATTCCCATAATATTATATCCATTTACATTCTTGTTTTAACATACCGTAAATTGCGGCATCTACAAATTTATTACCAATTTTCATGGTTTGTCTGCATACACCTTCTTTAACAAATCCAACGCCTTTTAACAAGCGTTCATTTCTTTTGTATTCGTTACGACACAAAGCCGTTATTCTACTACATTTTAATTGAATAAAACAGTATAAAAATACCATTTTCAAAAATCTTCTTTGACAAACTTTAGGAGTATCTAATGCTACATGAATAAAAATGTTATGACCATCATAATCAGAAAATAATACACCACCCATAACATTATCTTTGCCAGACACATCTCTTTCAACAAAACCTATAAATGAATATTTATTATCTAAATCTGTATTAATGTGTGCTTTTGGTGCAACGTAATTAAATATTTTTTTACGCCATTCTTTTTCTATAACTGCTACAATCACTATGCTTTTATACCACCACCTAAAATAGTTTTTGAAACATTTGCTTCTGTTTCATCACCTATTTCAGATGTTAAAATAGTTTTTTGACTACTACCGTAACCTATACCTAATGCTGATCTTTTCTTTTTTTTAGTTTCTTCTTCTGTTTCTGGAACTGTTGTTTGTGGTGGTGGTTGAGTTGCAGGAGTTTGAGTTTGTATTTGATTTCCACCGCCATCTCCTTTTGCAATTGTTCTTCCCATTGCATCTAATGTTCCTTGACCTCTACCAGTTATATATCTTTGATAATCTGCAAAAGTATTTTGATAACCTAATTTACCCGCAACATTTTTTTGAAAATATGCTCTATTTATTTCAAATGATTTTTGTCTTAAATTTTGCACCGCATTTAAACCTAAATTTAATAAAAAAAAAGGTGTATCAGCTTTTGGTAATTGGTAATTATCTAATTTAGATTTACCAGTTGCTAATGCTACTTTTTCTGCACTTGTTTTTATTTGACTAGAACTTGCTACACTTGTTTTAGATGATCCGCTACTTGTATGCGGATTAGGTGTGTTTGTAGTTTTAGATGCAGAAGATTTTTTTGATGATGTAGTTTTTGCACCAGAATATCCAGATGAAAATGGTGAACTTGATGAACTTGATGAATATGATTTTCCTGCCATGTTATTTCCTAACTAAATATATTAAACTCATAATCAGATTGTACTTGTAAACGATCATAAGATTTTGTTCTAGCTTTTCTTAACGACATAACTGCATATCTCATTGCAGATATTACATCATCATTAGCTGGTACAATCTTACCATCTTTTCTATGATACATTCGTAATTCTTCTAGCAGTTTACCTTGATTTTTAAAAATTTTCAACCTCTGTGTCTTAAACCTAGTATATATCTCTTGAACACCAGCTTCTACAGAGTTACCTCCAGAATTTTCTTTTTGTCCATTAGCAGGTGGATTGCTAAAATGTTCTCTAGTCATATTAACACCTTCTTCACGATATTGTTGTGTTAAACTTTTACCAGAACCTTTATCAGCTTGTCTTCCATCCATAGGCCATACTACAGGAATATATCTGCCTCGCATTTTAATTGCTGATGCATGAATAGGTACTGCTTCTTGCCTCATAGCATAACTATCATAAACATAAGCTATATCTGTATCTCTATCCCAAGCAACCCATACTGCGGCTGTTGGGTGATCCCATCCAAAATCCAGCCCACAAATTTTGGGCCAATGATCTGGTATTTGTATTTCATCACATATTACATCTTCTTCTGCTATAGGAAATACTAATCCAGAACCTAATTGTGGTATTCCACGTTCACGCATTTTTCTTTCATGCGGTGGTAATGCAGATAAAATTTGTTCTCGTACTTTTGGTGTCATGTGAGGCGCATCATCCCAACCTGCTGTTATTAATGCTTGGCCTTTACGTAAATTATTTAAAAATTGTGCAACTGTTTCTGTCATACCGCTTTCTGGTGTAAATGTCATATAAACAATACCACCTTTATCGGCTGTACGAGTTAGTGATTGCGTATAAATTGGTGTAGGTGGTTCTTCATCAAGCCAGATCACATCTACACTTTCACCCATCCATTTTTCTTTACCCATATCATAAGATTTAAAACCAATTCTAGAATTACCACCAGATTTATGTTTAACAATTACAGAGTTTAAAGCATTAGGTACACCTGCTTTTCTAATAGTATCTACTATGTATTTTTTAGGTATAGAACCAGTACCTTTAGCGGCAGGATCGTCTGGTTGGCCGATAAGTTCTTTTTGGCAAACATCCCTAGTGGTTTCGTTAGAAACTCCCCCAGCCCAAGCACGTATTGGTCTGTTAAACCGTTTACCTTCCCACCACGTTGGGTAATAACCCGTCACATGGTACGCCATTTCCATAGCCCCACAAAAGGACTTACCGATCCTATTACCAGCCATAAGCAATCGCTGTTGAGCAATTGTATTATGAAATTTTATTTGGTATTCGTATGGTGCATAATCATTCATACGATTAGTAGCTTTTCTATTTTCTAATTCTTTAGCAATTTCTACTGCTCTTGCTAATGCTTCATCACTCATTTTTTAATATATATTTTCTACGTAATTTTCTAGGCGTTGTTAATGCAAACAATTCTGCTTCAGTTCGTTCTAGTTTACTATCAAAACCATGATGTACTTTAGCAGTATTTTTAAACCTATCAACAAGAACATACCTATACACATAATTACCTTTTTTAAAATGCAATATTGTTTGTAAATCCTTAATAGGTTTAACCATAAGCACTAATAGTTTAATTTTTTTATATATGCAACCTATTAACTTAGGTTAATACTAAATATACCCCATGAGTTTGCGGAGGTATCCATTGATTAATGACACAAATAGCGTTTTGGGGGGTGGGGGGTCAAATCACGGGCCTTACTCACCATGTTTATCCCGTGTCTGTGTGTGTGTATGTAGGGTAAAGAGAACAAAGGAGGGGTGATTAATAGCCAGACCGCATCACATGAGCCAAGCTGAGAGAGTGCGTGTGTGTGTGTGGACATCCTTCTTCTAGCCCTTTTACGCAGGTATTCAGAGTGATGAGCCTTCTACTGTACTATAGGTCTTTTGCTTATGTGTGTGGAGATATGGAGGAGTAATGGCCTAATTTAAAGAGCCAGACCCATCATCTTTGTCGGTAAGTTTAACAATCTTCATTGTACCAAGCAGATGGTCTAGTTCCTGTCTAAGTTCCTCGTCTGTCTTTTTGCCTGTTACATCCTCTATCTTTGTCGTAGTTTGGTAGCCTGTTCGGTCTAGTAATGAATTGATAGCGCCAAGCTGTACTGAAGGAGTAGTCTTGTCGTTCTCTATTAGCTTACGTAACTTATCCACCGCAATTGGCACGGCTGATCCAAGTAGCTTTTTAGTAGCTGTATCTATTTGATTAGCTAACTTGTTTTTTAGTTCGTAGCCCTGTTGTTCAGCAGTTTTCTCGGAGTAGCCAGACTTGATCGCAGACTGTGTTGCGTTGCCTGTTTGACTAAAGTATTCAATAAACAATTTTTGTTTGTCTGTAAGGTTTTGTGACATATTTGCAACATTATAAACTAAAGTTTTTTTTTATGCAATAGCTTGACAGTATTTAATTATTTATGCTAAATACTTAACTTATGTTAATTAAAAAAAGGAGAGAAATACTATGTGTAATAATCTAGTAACGCAGTATGTTGAACGTGGTTTTGATTGTAAGCCTGTTGAAATAAAATGCGGTAACACGGGCATTTATGCTCAACGTGTGCTTTGTAGTAAATGTGAAAACGATACTGAATTGAATGATCGTTTGCAAATACAGGATGATGATGCAAGTGCGGATAATACTTGGTTACGTTCAGCAGGTTGGGGGGAAATCTAATGAGTAAAACAATGCCTAGCGCAGATCACATTATTAAAGTTTTAGCTGATGAGTTAAAGCAGGAAACTGTAACTGTGATTAAAAGCGATAAACCTACTATGACCGTTTATGACGTTGAACCAACTCTTGAGGAGGCCCAGAAAGCTGTCGGCGGTTATGTTGAGTTAATTGATCTGTATGAGATTGGTGAAGGTTGTCTGTTAGTTGATGAGGAAGGTAAGTTAAAGCGTAAACCTATCAACGAATTAGCCACCAAACTTTATAATAAATTATTTAACGGTGTGATTGTGGGTGATGTTATTCATATCAAGCAGGAGAATAGGAGGGAATGGTAATGTCATATCAAATCAATCATATGCGATTAAGTGGAGATAATAAACACTATTGGGCAAATCAGTTAAAAGAGTTCGCTGATTTTTTTGTTGGTAAGTTATGGGGGTCAAATGAGCCTAGAACTATCACCAAAGTTCAATTTGGAAAACAAGACATTAGGGGCAGTTTTAGTATTTCCCTTATAGATCAAAAACATTGTATTCCTAGACAAAAACATTTTCAAAGCAAAGACGCTTTGCTTGGCTTTGTTGAGGGTTGGAATATGTCGGAAAATAATAACATTAATAATTTTTACTAAATTAGGAAAAATATGAATTGGTCAGAATATATTAAACAAGCGATTGAGGTAGGGCTGAAAAGCCCTATCCCATATAAAGTTATTCCATATAAAAATGGAGTAGGTATAAAAAAAATAGAGTTTATTAATCAAACTAAAAAGGAGAAATAAAATGGGATATACTAACTATTGGAAACAACCTACGGACTTCACCGTAGATGAATGGTGTGCTGTTAAGAATGAGGCAGAATACCTAAAAAACATTGGTAATAATTTTAATGTAGGTATTTACAAAGATGAGATTATTATTAATGGTAATAATGAAGGTTGTGAAAGTTTTGAC